GCAACAAGATACACCTAAAATTGTCCAACAAAGTTATACAATGTGACACTTGATGAACTGGCACACACATGCTTGACTTTTTAGTAAATCTGTGGTATCATACATGTATGAAAGATAAGTTTATGCACCAATCCACTTTAGATCTCTTCTGTGATCATGCAGATGCACAAATGGCAGAAGAATACACCATGGAACTTGAAGCAAAAGCAGCAGAACTTGAAGTGACTGTTGACTATTACATTGCTGAGTTTCTTTGATCACCAACAACATTATTATGCAAACCAAAACTAAGTTCAATCACCTCAATCTTCCTGCACTTGCAGACATCCCCACTGAAACTGTGGATGGTTCACGTCGCTATGTTGTCAATGGCAAACTGTTGCCTTCTGTCACTACAGTTACTTCCTATCAGAATCGCAAATCTATTGCAGAGTGGAGGGAACGTGTAGGTGTTGATGTAGCAAATCAAATCAGTCAATTTGCATCAAACAATGGCACTAAGTTCCACAAAATTGTGGAAGATTATGTCAACAATCTTGATGCAGATTATGATACTGAGAAGTATGAAGTTGCACTCAAATTGTTCAATCAATTCAAGGCACTTCTTGATGATGTGAATAACATTCACTATCAGGAATCTGCTCTGTATTCTGAACAACTTGGTATTGCAGGTCGTGTAGACTGCATTGCAGAATACAATGGTAAATTGTCTGTAATTGACTTCAAGAGTTCTTCTAAACCAAAGTATGAGAATCAGATCCAAAACTATTTTGTTCAGGAAACTGGTTATGCTATGATGTATGAGGAAATGACTGGTCATAAAGTAGAACAAATTGTGACTCTTATTTCTTGTCATTCAGGTGAAACACAAGTTTTTGTTAAGAATCCTGCTGATTATGTTGACACTCTCAAGCAATACATTCAGGAATTCAATAACAAATGAATGAGTGGAAGTGTACTGTAAAGACACCATCTAATTGGTTACAAACTGTGAGGGTAGAAGCATACACTCACAGTGATGCAGTTGCATTTGCTGAGTCTATGACTGGTGGCAAATGTATCATGGCAGTTATAGACAATTCATACAGTTCTGATGATAATGAATCTGATTCTGGTTCATTATCAGGAATTGATGGTGGGTTTGTGTTACTTGCATTGGCAGCATTTATTGTAATTTCTGTATGGAAATATGTGCTGGTATTTGCTATTATTGGTCTTGGCATTTGGTTCCTTCTAAATACACTCAAAGACTAACTTTTTTGCTGCTGTAGCACAACTGGTAGTGCAGGGATTTTGTAAGTCTCAGGTTGCAGGTTCAAGTCCTGTCAGTAGCTTTTACCACAAATGTGTGGCATTTGGATGATACCATGTGCCACATGTACTAGTGTCACACGAAATGAGCACAGACCCCAAAAGTGTGCTATCATACATGTATGAAAAATCAAATTGCATCTGAGATCTTCCACTATCACACCAACTGGAAGGAAGGTAAAGTGAATCAAATGTGGATTCAACAAATCACTCCTGAGCATCAAGAATGTGATCACAAATATGTTGCTATTGCTTTCAATCCTGAGAAGAATGTTAGCATGGTGATGAGCAATCCTCGCAGTCATTATGATACTTTGTTGTGGGTTCGTAAGTTTTGTGGTTCATTCTCTATTCTCCCTGTTTGATTATACCATGTGCCAGTTGTAGAACTGGTCGCTATATTTACCAAAACCCCTGAATCTGTGCTATCATACTAGTATGCAAAAAACAAAATCCTTCTCCAAAGTTATCTACAACATCAGCAACCCTAATTGTGTTGTGTTTGATCTTGATGCCACTCTGTGTCATCATGGTTCACAATCTGGTTTTGATGAGTGTGATCAATTCCCTGCTATTGATGCTGTTGTTGATGTTGCCAAGCATTGCAAATCGCATGGTTTTGATCTAGTCATTGCAACTGCACGTCCTGACATTTATGCAGATGGAACTGGTTACTGGTTGCAACAACATTTGCCAGAGTTTGATGCACTCTACATGAAGAACGCAGAAGATGATGCAACTGGTTCACAGTGTAAGGGTCAACAACTCATGGACATTGAGAGGTTCTGGAATATTCAATTCTGGGTTGATGATTCTCCTTATAATGCTGCTGTGATTCGTGATCATGGTGTAGATTGTATTCGTCCTTCCCATAATGATGCTTTCTGGGCAGATTATGGTGATCAGTGATGATGTATTCATCAGACAGTTTCTGTTATCCAGATCCTTCATGCTGATGTTAATCAACCTCAACAACAGTTTGTATCACATATACCACGGACATCATGCGGAAAAGTGTAATGATGTGCCAGTTGATGAAGTGGCACACACGCCATTGACTTTTTGATGATTTCGTGCTACCATACATGTATGGAAAAACAAATGAAAGTCTATTGCGTCATTGGTGGTTATGATTATGAGGGTGAAGATTTCAAATCTTTGCAACTCTTTGATTGTAAATCTACTGCTGAAAAGTATAAGAAACAACTGGAAAATGAGTGTGATTATGTTCTGATGGAAATCAAAGTTGTTGACATGCAATCCTCTATTGTTGCTGCCTGATTATGATGACTGACTTCCCCACAATTCAATCCATTGATGGCACTATGATTGTGTCATTTTATCCTGTCAAAACACCTTTTGGTGATGTATCTGAGACCTGGACACTTAAGGTGCTTGAGTGGAAAGGAATTGAGACAATCTCCAAGAAGTTCATTAACAAAGTTGAGAAAAAAGTTCAACTGCGTGAGTATGCTGGTTATGGTTACATTGTGACCAAAGATAACAGCAACCTTCCGCAACTTGGTAATCCTATGGCAGGTGCCTGCTGATGAATGAAACTGTGCAACTAAAACTGAATAAAATTGTCAAGGATGTTAAGCAGGCAATCTATGAATCAGAGATGGCAGTAGATGATCCTGAGAAGGGTTATCCTTATGCTGCTGGATATTCTAGATCTGCTCTAAAAGGAGTTCTAGATGATATTGAAATGCTGCAATCCTACCTGAAAGTTGAAGCATAATCTGATGGGGTGTGCCAGTTGACAAAGTGGCACAAGACCCCTTGATTTCTGCTCAAATCCATGCTATCATACATGTATGAAAAATCAAACCACTGAAAACCAAATGCCTGTTGTTGACACCATCAACCTGGAAGTTCAAACTAAAATTGAAGAATTGCAAGAAGATTCTTATGCTGTTGATGACATGATGGAGTTCATCAGCGTACATGGTGAAGCAAACTTCCTTGCCTATTATGAAGAATATGTCAAGCAAGGTGAGGAATATGATTATGCTGCTGTGGATGCATTTGTAGATGAGTTTGGTATCCAAAACATTGAAAGTTTCCAAGATGCTTACTATGGACAGTACGACAGTGAAGAAGAGTTTGCTGAGCAATATACTGGTGATGTGTATGGTGAACCCCCTGCACATTTGGTAATTGATTGGCAACAAACTTGGGCAACTAATTTGTCCTATGATTTCACTTTTGCTGATGGTTACATTTTCAACAGCAACTTCTGATCTTTCCTTAACACTTTTAACCCTTTAATTTCAATCATGAACGCTACTCTGAACCTGCCTAAAACTGCTGCTATGGTGATGCTTGCAAAGGCACAAAATGGCAATGATCTTCTCACTGTGCTTGATGCAGTTGTAGACACTCAAGAGGATCAAGTTCCTATGGTGAGTGATGCTTACATCATGGAGAATGATTATGATGATAGCATTGATTTCTGATCATTAGATTAGATTTAGCATTATGGGTCTCACCTAGACCCATAAGCACCCCTGATCAATGAATCCTGAAAACTGTATCACCCTGAACTACAGGGATCAGGATTCTGTGCTATCATACATGTATGAAAAATCAAACCACTGAAATGCCCCAACAAACTTACAATGGTTGGGCAAATTATGAAACCTGGAATGTATCACTTTGGATGCAAAACAATCAGTTTTTGTATAACACTGCTGTTGCATGTGTAGAGTACAAAAATGATGATGAAACTCCCTACACTAAGTTCATTCGTTGCATGATGAATTGTGATAAGTTCACCACTGCTGATGATGTTAAGTGGGATGATGAATTGATCAACCAAGATGAGATCAATGAAATGATGTTTGATATGCACAAAGAAGAAAACTGATATGAACCAACTTGTAGGTAAGTGCCTCAATCTTGCTGATCAAATGGCACAAGAAATCAATGGTGATCTGTTCTATGTTCCTGATGAAGATCTCCAACAATGCCTAAACTTTCTCAGTGAAGATAACCTCTTTGAGGTTGCATCTGAAATTGCACAATTAGCACACTTCTATAACTAACTCAATGACCATTAAATACACTTTTGACATCAACACTAAGCAACCTGTGTATGCTGTCTGTGAGCATGATGTTTGTATTCTCCTGACCACATCTATCACCACTGCAATCAACAAAATCCAAGAAAAATGAAGTTCCTAGTTACATCCATTGAGTTTGATCTTTCAACTGATGATGATAGTATTCCAGAGCATATTCATGAGCAAGTTCAACAAGAATTAAGGAATGAGTATATTGGTACACATTGGGATGCAGATGATGAAGATGATCTAGTTGAAGAGATTACATGTGCATCTGGTTGGTGTATTAAATCCATTGATTACAGGCATGTGCTGAGTGACATTTAACCCATAAATGTTCATTCCGTACATTGTTAGCAAATCAATAAAAATGTGTTAATAAATGTATATGAGTTTTCCACAGTTAGTGTTAATTCTGTGGAAAAAGTGTGTTAATTGTGGAAAACTTAGTGAATGTCTCTAAATGTCTCCAGTTGTTGTGATCTTGGCCCCCATTCTATCACAAACTCCCCCAAATGTCAAGACCCCCCAGACACAGTGAAAACTGGCACAATGCCCCTTGACAGTGATAGTTTTCCACAGGTCTTAAGTGATAATCAGTGAGAACACAGTGAGCATCAGTGATCTCAGTGTCAATAGGTATATCTTACCTGTGGAAAACTTGTATATAATTGTGGAAAACTTGTGGAAAACACAGTGTAAAACAGTGATGAGATGTGTGGGTCTCAGTGTATACAGGGGTTGACAAAGTGCAGTGCCTGTGCTATAGTGAATTCGCAGGTATTTTGTGTTATTATGTTATGTTGTGGGGGGTAATGCGAAAAAACCAAAGAGACCCTAACCTACAGAGGTGACAAAGTGCGAGATCAATATCAAGTTCTCAGAAAAATTTTTTGGGGTAAAAAAAATCCTGTGAGGGTTTTGTATAATGATGTGTATGGGACAGAGACCAGTCCCTTGGATGAGTTCAGTTATATTGGAATTTGCCTGTGGGAGGGGTTAAATATACTTGGATCCCATTACAAGAAAAAATTTTTCCCAGGGTAAAAATGGTCTACAAGTTGATTGCAAGGGACAGGGTGTTTTGTGAGGGTACTCTTTCTGAATGTGAGAAAACACTCACAGGTATATCCCAGATGATTAGTGCAGGTTTTTCCACTGATTTTCAAGTAGAAGAGTTTTTAATTGTTGATGATTATGAGGCACATGACAAAAGAAAATAAAGAGTTATTTGAAGAGATTATAGAAGTACTTGCAAAGCACTTTGGGGCAACATGTACATTCTCTCAGGTATCAGACAAATACAATGAATCCAAAAAGATTACATTAGAGTATGGACACAGTAAAAAAAATCTTACAGAGGCGTAGTTGTCCCAAGTGTCATGGGAGTTGGGTAGATGCAGAGATCTCAGAACCTATTTTAAAATATTGTGTACCAGGCGCGTTTCATTCAAAGTTATATAAGGATGGTGATTTATGGAGATGTCCACATTGTCAGAAGAAATTCAAGGAACAAGAGTTCGAATGAATTGGTTTGAATATTGGATTGGTCATTGTTGGATGACTGGATGGCAAAGTATCAGAGGTGCCTTTAGAATCTGGTCAGACCTTATGACAAGCAATTATAAGGATTATACCCTTATGTGGTATGATGACCCCTTTGAGGAGTGTCTAGGATGGTTCTGGACTTCTTTAGGAGAAGATAATACATATCCTAAGGAGTTCCTTGAGTATCTGATGCAAATGGCAGAGGATGTTAGGACTGGTAAAACAAAAACCTATCCTATAGAGGACCTTGATAAATTTTTTGATGAACTAAAGGAGGATTTAGAAAACAATGATTGATTCAAATGATTTTGTAGGATATTGGAGTATTAATTGGTCTGCTGATGATCCTGGTCAATTGTGTCAATGGAAAAAGAAAAAACCGCTTTTCCTTCACAGGGTTATAAATTGGTATCTACTTGGAAACAAGTGGATTGACTTAAAATAAATAGTGCAGTATCATTTGAGTTGATACGTACGTCATCACAACTTGAATAAATTTTATGGCAAAAGGATTTACAGTTAAAGCAAAAGAGACTCAAGAAGAACAACCACTGTTTAATCTTGAGGAATGCCTAGAAAAGATTAGAGGAAAATCAATAGTTTTTTGTCTTCCTGGTAGAGGAGTATCTTATCAGTTCCTTAAGAGTTTTGTCCAACTGTGCTTTGATCTGGTGCAGGCAGGGGCAAGTATTCAGATCTCACAAGATTATTCTTCCATGGTTAACTTTGCAAGATGCAAATGCCTAGGGGCAAATGTACTTGCAGGTCCAGATCAACTACCATGGCAAGGTAAACTAAATTATGATTACCAACTTTGGATTGACTCAGACATTGTGTTTAATACCAATGCATTCTGGGCTCTGGTTCAAATGGATAAAGATATTGCTTGTGGTTGGTATGCTACAGAAGATGGTAGAACTACCTCAGTGGCACATTGGTTAGATGAGAGCGACTTCAAAAACAATGGTGGAGTCATGAATCATGAAATGGTTGATACTATTGGAAATAGAAGAAAACCATTTACTGTTGACTACACTGGATTTGGTTGGGTACTCATCAAGAAGGGGGTCTTTGAGCACCCAGAAATGAAGTATCCATGGTTTGCTCCACAAATGCAGGTCTTTGACTCTGGAGAGGTTCAGGACATGTGTGGAGAGGATGTTTCATTCTGCCTTGATGCTAGAAAGAAATGTGGTTTTGAGATCTGGTGTCATCCACAAATTAGAGTTGGTCACGAAAAGACTAGAGTAATCTAATGGAAACATATCGCATCCTATGTAATGAGCGAGTGCTCTATAGAGATCTAACTCAAGAAGAGATGTTTGATATTATGGATGAGTTGTCTCAACAGTATTATGAGACAGGGGTTCCCAATCCTGGGGACCTCATGGTAGAATGTATAAGTTCAAAGGAGATTTAAATCATGGCAAAGCGTCCTTCACTCACTAATAAGGTCATTATTGAGCACAAACCCAAGAAGACTCGTCAGGGTTGCTCTCAGCATACTAACCTCTCTGCCACCTCTCGTAATGGCAGGAAGAAGCGTTATAGAGGTCAAGGGCATTGATGCTCCAACTTGACCCACAAATCCCAGTTCTGACCCCAAAAGGATCAGGCTGGGCATTTTTTTTGATTGATAGATCACAGGAACATGACCTTGAGTGGGTTGTTTTCCTAGATAATGGTGGGTACTGTTGGACCTTTAGGAATTCAGACATAAGAATACAAAAAAATTCAACTTTCCACAGAGAAAATATTGCTAAATTCGGGATAGAAACCCCGTAAAAAGTTCTAATTCACTTAGAATTAGGAAAAATGGCAAATTTACCAGTAGATAGAGATCCAAATTACATGTATCAGATGTGGGGAACCACAAATTTAATCACTGATTACAATGTAAATCCAAAACCAAAGACAATTCAAGAAATTATGCATGATGATATTGCAAAAAATAAGCATTTTTTGAAAGAACAGGCAGAAATGCATGAAAGAATTAGAAATGATGAGGACTATGATGATTGGGAGTATGGTACTGAACCAATTTATGGGAAACCACAATAAATACAAGTAAATATTAGGTCTAAAAGTGCCTTTAAGATCTGTCTCAAGAGGATTTAAAGATATCAGTCTGTCTTTTAAAAGAAACCCCGTCACTAATGACATTCTTTCATTAAGAAACGAGGATGCAATTAAGAGATCAGTTATCAACTTAGTGAGAACTAGAGTTGGTGAGAGATTCTTTAATCCTCTTTTAGGTTCTAAGGTTGAAAATTACTTTTTTGAACTTGCTGATATTGGTATTGAAGAACCATTAAAAGAAGAGATTAAAACAGTAATTAATAATTTTGAACCTAGAGTTAGATTAAGGAACGTTGATGTTGCTCTTTTCCCTGAAGATAATGCCATGGATGTGAGTATTGTTTATGATATTGTTGGACTAAGTGTACCACAACAAGCAATAACCTTTGTACTTCAACCAACCAGATACTAATGGCATTTACACAGTTTACTAATCTAGACTTTGATCAGATTAAAATATCAATCAAAGACTATCTAAGGTCTAACTCTACATTCAGTGATTTTGATTTTGAGGGGTCTAACCTTTCAATTCTGATTGATGTACTTGCTTATAACACCTATCTGACTGCATTTAACACCAACATGGTGGTGAATGAGTCTTTTATTGATAGTGCCACCTTAAGAGAGAACGTAATATCACTAGCAAGGAACATTGGGTATGTTCCTCTTTCAAGAAGAGCAGCAACTGCAACTATAACTTTCAGTTTAACAGGAATCAATTCTACATTTAAAACGGTAACTTTAAAGAAGGGAATTGTTTGTACTGGTAACTTAGATAATACAAGTTATATTTTTTCAGTCCCAGAAGACATTACTGTAGGAATTAGCAGAGGGGAAGCAACCTTTGAAAATGTCACCATTTATGA